GACAACCTTAAGGACCAAAGCGCTATCTCTGCTGAGTGGAAAGCGCTGGCCGCGGCTGACGGGGCCTACGTTGAACCTGGAACTATTGATACCTTAAAATGGGACTTCGTAGCTGCTAAAATCCAGCTAGCCAAAGCGATCACGGTACAGGCAGACGCTAGCCGTACTAACACGTTTGAAACTACTACGGCAGAAGCTACGGTAGTCGTACCTGAAATTATGAAGGCGCTTGCTTTGCACCCTGTAGACAACGCGCACGGCGGCGACTCCCTCTATATGAACAACGGGGCAGGCTTAGAACGGCTGCCGTATCGTGGCGGCTACTGGAACTACACTACGAGCGCTGGCGTGTTCCACTTGAACTTGAACACCCCGCGCACGATTGTGAACACGATCCTTGGGTTCCGGTGCGCTTACGTTGGTTAACTGTTATCTGATAAACTGAATATCTGCGGGGGTGAGCGATAGCGAACCCCTCCCCAAAAATTGCGGTAACGAAAGGCTACGGTAATGGAAGAATTTAAGATACTACAGAAGACCTACGACATGATAATCTACGGTAGCCTTTGCTTGAAACAATTTCCTAAGTCTGAAAAGTACGCGCTTGCTTCGGATATTAAGCGTTCTATGTATAGCTTGCTTCGACTTATCATATCGGCGAACAAGCACTACTACAAAAAGACTACAATACAGGAAATTGACGTAGAACTAGACACATTACGTACGTTTATCCGTTTAGCAGCCGACCAAAACACGCGTTATTTAGCTATGAACAAGTACGAGAACTGGGCCAAACTATTGAACGAGTTAGGCCGTATGGTGGGCGGCTGGATAAAAAGTATTAAGCAGTAATCCATATGGGGTACAGTCCTTATTAACTGCCGAATCGTGGCGGCAACTGGAACAACACTACGAACGCTGGCGTGTTCAACTTGAACTTGAACAACCCGCGCACGAATGTGAACACGAACATTGGGTTCCGGTGCGCTCTACCTCAAAATACCCGCCAGTAGTGGCTTCCTTACGGGGCAGCTTCCAGGCAACCGAGGTAAAGGGGAATGTATCCCTACCGAAAGGTAAAAAATAAAACTTACGGCGTATACAGTCTAGTAGGGAATTACCGAACGCTGTAAAGCGCCTATTTTAATGACTGGAGAAATGATGAAACGTGTAACTGACTTATTCGCGCAAATCTACAGCTTTGACAACCTGTACGCAGCATACATAGCAGCTAGGAAGGGTAAGCGGTACCGTGGAGAAGTACTAAGGTTTACGGCGAACCTAGAAGAGAACCTTATACAGCTGCAGAACGAGCTTATTTACGAAACCTACCAGGTGGGGCGCTATCGGGAATTCTATGTTACGGAACCAAAACGGCGGCTAGTTATGGCCCTACCATTCCGGGACAGAGTTGTACAATGGGCGATCTACCGAGTACTAAATCCTATATTTGAAAAGACGTTTATCCATCACAGCTATGCCTGCCGGGTAGGGAAAGGTACCCATGCAGCGGCGGCCAAACTTTACAGCTGGCTCAGGACAATAACGCGAAAGCCTGAGAAGTGGTACTACCTTAAGCTGGACGTAGCGAAGTACTTTTACCGAGTAGATCACGCCGTAATAATGCGGATTATCTCCCGGAAGATTAAAGACAAAGACCTGCTACGGCTGCTTAAAAAGATCATAAACAGTGAAAATACGAAGTTCGGACTACCTACCGGAGGTACCCTGGATACAGATAAGCGAATATCTGATAAGGGCATGCCGATAGGTAACCTAACTTCGCAAATGTTCGCGAACATATACCTAAATGAGCTAGACCAGTACGTTAAGCACGTCTTACGGATAAAGCATTACATTAGGTACATGGACGACATCATTATTCTACACCCGTCTAAGCAGCATTTACATCAAGTAAAATTTGACATATCCCGGTACCTAAATGAACAACTACGCCTGGAGCTTAACAATAAGACTACGATTAGGCCCGTAAGCCTGGGTGTACACTTCGTAGGCCAACAGATATGGGGTACCCACAGAAAGATACGTAAGCCCGCGTCTTTAAAGATAAAACGACGACTGGCCCTTTTAGCCCGGCAGTACAACAGGGGAGAATTACCGCTGGCGAAGTTCAAAGCGTCCTTAGCGTCTTACCTGGGGATTATGAAACACGTAGACTGTTATCGTTTTAAGGCTAAGCTACTAAGTACCATAAAGCTTTGCCGAAACCATGAGGAATAAAGCCGCTAGCCTACCCCCGTAGCTAGCGGCTTTTACTATGAGCAACCCCGCGCCTAACGGGTAAGAAGTTACGAAAGGGGGCCGCGTAATGGCAGACGCCGTAGAACCTAAGCTATGCGAGGAAAAGCACAAGAACATAGACAAGCAATTATCTGTAGGCGAAAAACGCATGAACAGCCATTCCGAAAGCGTACACGACGTTAAGGAAGCTATAGTACGGCTTACGATTATCCAGGAAATGCAGACCAATACCCAGGCAGCACAGACTAGAACGCTGGAGGGTATCGACAAACGGGTAAGCGACCTGGAAGACGCCCGTGTAGCCCATTTAAGGGAGCAAGAACAGCTTAGGCAATCAGAAAAATTTTGGCAGACAGCCGTAGGGCAGAGAGCTATAACCGTGGGCGTGGTTATTACAGCTATTGTAATCCTGACGGCCATAGGCCAGGACGTAGGCCCGGATATTAAAGCTTGGCTAACAGGTAGTAAGTAGAAAGGGGAATACGCTAATGTTAGACACTGTAGTAGTCATGGGCATGACCGTAACCGCCGTAGAAGTGGTTAAAAACTTTAACGCATACAAGAATCATAAAGGCATGGGCAAAAAGATACTGCCGTTTATTATCCTGGCCGTAGGCTGCGGGCTGCAGGTGCTTAATAACGGATTTTTTGGTAGCGGCTGGACTGGTACGGCGGTGACCGAAGCGGCCAAAAGCGGCATAGAAGCCAGCGTACTGTATGCGGGTATTTACGGCATGGGTAAAGCCGCTATGCAGACGCCAGACACGGACGTAGTACCGGAACAAACGGAGCAGCCAGCCGCCGTACAAAGTAAGGAAACGCTGGGCTAGTAGGGCGTACCGCTAGCCCAGCGTTTTTACCCCACACAGTTAGCCAGGCCTTCGGGCCTGGCACTTTTTTATTTACCCTAAGTAGTATAAATTTCTTGACTTCTATACTTCTACGGCGTAAACTACTGCATAACATGAAGTAACTAAAAACAAGGAGGTAATAGGTCATGGCAGAGAAAGTAACGCTGGAAATAGTGGCTGGTAACGCGCTGGTAAGCGGCAAGAAGGTAACCGTATCAAAGGGTAAGACGCCGGGGAAACTACTGTTTAACGTAACCCTTAAAGTCTGTAAGGAATTCTCCGTAGTAGGTATCGACTGGGAGGAAAAAGAAACCAGGAGCGCAGGAAAGGCCGCCGCCGGAGCTATCGCTGGGGGCTTCCTTACGGGTGGCTGGGGTTTACTAGCTGGCGCGGCATTAGGCGGGCGTAAACAGGACAATTCTACAGCTGTATTAGAGCTGGAGGAAGACGGAAGAAGTTATAGGCTTACGGTGCGTTGCAGCCCTGCGGAGCTTACGAAGTTAAACAGCTGGATATAATACTATGTATTATATATTTATAAGTAATGAACTATAGATATATATAATAACTATATCTATATAATTTATTTAATAATATATAAGTGTTCTTTTTTCTTAGGGGGGTAGTTTTATTTTCCTGTCTTATCCGGGGCAGGGATTTAGAAAACTACCCCCTCTAAAATTTTTGGTTTTATATATTTTTATTTGAGGTAGTATAAAAATAAAGAAGTCTTGATATAATACCTAGTACGGACTATAATAGAGTTTAAAAAGATAGGAGGTACCACGATGGCTAAGGGAAACAGGGTAAACGATGGCGAAGTACTGGAAGCTTATTCTACAAAGCTGGAACCAGGGACTAAGAAGAAGCTGGAAGCCCTGGCGAAAGTACAGCACTTAGGCGGCCAGCGGGAGCTTATTAACAAGATGCTGGAAGTCTACGCGAAAGCTAACCCGGAAGAAATGGCTAAGGCTGGGCAGCTGCTGGAACTTTTAGGCGAAGCGCCGGAAAGAATTTACTAAGTACTGGCATTATTTCGAAAAGTCGCGCATATGCTGTATAGCACAGCGCAGCAAGCAGTACAGCGAGATAGCCAAAGTATGGCCCTTTAGACGGGGCCTATATTTTTAACTAAAGTAGTAATTATATCTTGACTTCTGTACTACTACGGCGTAAAATACGGGTATCAACTATTTGAAGGGGGCTTTAAATTGATAATACCAGGCAACATTAAACCGGGGGAACTTGTAACGGAAGCCTATTCTAATCGGGTACAAAGAAAGCGGCTAGTCGAATGGAACTACCGGGACGTAACCGGAAAACTTCACGCCGGGGTAGCTAAGACATACGAAGCAGCTGTAGAACAGGCCGCTAAGCACGGCTACGTAAAGGGGGGTAGCGAATGTACGCTGTAGAAATACTATGCGACGCTGACGCCTGCCAGCTAGCCGTAACCATAAGGGAAGAGTGGACACTAGACCAATGTATCGCCGCCTACTCACTATTTGGGGGCGGCGCCCATGAATGACCAGCCCGTACCGTTTGCCATGTCCTGGAGCGAAGTATTTCTATTACAGTCGCTGCTAGAAAGTCAGATAACCGAACTACGCAGGCTATGGAGTGACGCGCTGGGCTGGGACGACGAACTAGCGAAGTCTTTCGCCAAACGACAGCGTGAGCTATGGGAGAAATGGCACGACTTAAATAATCGGCTGTGCGAATCTGGACAAAGCTTTTACCTACCCGGTAAGCAGCGAGAACTTAAAAGCCTTTTAGTAATAAAAAATTAAGGAACCCTGGCAGAAATGCCGGGGCCTTTTTCTTTTTGTCGCTAGGAATAGGACGGGCAGGCAAGGGAATACAATGTAACACCAAGAGAAAAAAGGAGGGCGCAACCATGAAAAACGCAGCCGCCGACATAGGCTACGGATGGACGAAGGCCATAGTAGAAGGCCAGGAAGAAGCCTTTAAACAGCCCAGCGTATTAGGAGAACCTAAGCAGCTATTCGAAGAATCCAGACGGGCTACTGACATTATCTATAACGGTAAATACTTCGTAGGCGACCTAGCCCTACGCCATAGCGACGTACGGTACGCCGGGACGAAGGAAAGTAAGCCCGAAACCTGGACTACCAAAGTACTGCTTAAGGTAGCGCTGGGAATGACAGCCCCGGAAGAATCCGTAAACCTGGTAACCGGGCTACCTATCGACTTCTACCACAGCCAGCGCGGGGACTTCCGGGACATGATCGGTAAACTAGACCGGGTGCCTTACCAGCT